CTTTGTCGACGTTTTCTTCGACTTCACCTTCTTTTTGTGATATTTTCCCGTCATCTTTTTTTGTTTTAGGGGGTTCATCTACATTTACTTTGTACACTTTATCAATGTCAGAATCCCATTTAGGTTTTTTGACTTTAATCTTTTTTTGTACATCTGCTTCTGCTGAAGTTTCCAATTTTGGTTCTTCAACAGGCGTAGTTTTAACAGGTTGTTCAACAACCTCTTCTACGACTTTTTCATTTGTTTTTGCCATAATATAATATAATTAAATAGTTAAAAAATTCTTTTTATTTTCCGTCTCTTGCATAATATGCTATAATACTTCCAGAATGTACATCTATTCCAGTATATCTACCAAAAATAGTACAATTAGCTGGAATCGCATCACCCGAACCACCTGCAGTCATTTGTACACCACCAGATCCTTCATTTACAGTTTCTGCGTCTGCAGTTAAATCACCAGCAGCATGCGCTGTATTAGCATGTCTATTTGGATCTTCCGCTGTTAATGCAGTGAACAATGTTGCTTCCAGAGTAGTAAATCCTACAAATATATGATCTGTAGGTGGTACTATAAGGTCATTACTTGCTTTAGTAAATACCGATCCTTCGATAGTAGATACAAAATCATTTGTTACTCGTCCCATTTGTTTTATTGTTTAAATTGTTAATAATTATCTTGGTTCAAATTGCTCTAAACCGAATCCTCCTAAGTTATCAAATCCTTTTGATTCAAAGTTTTTTGGAGGTTTTTTGTTATTTCTTTGATCAATTAATTCACTTTGTTGAGATGCTTGGATCTTAGTTCTTTCATCTTTTCTATCTTCTTTTTGTCCTTCTCTTTGTTTTGCAACTTCTAATTCCAATCGTTGAAGTTGTTGATTAAGTTCAAACTCATAAGCCATTAATTCTTTTTTAACTTGTGCTTCTGTTTCTAATTTTTTAATATCAAAACCTAATTGAGCTTCGTTAACTTGAACTTTACTACCAGCTATACCTTGTTGTTTTTGTATTTCAGCTTCTGCCGCCGCTTGTGCAGCTTCGGTATTAGATTTAGTCTGAGCTTCTATATTTTCCATTTGTATTTGTCTATCTTGTTCAAACTTTTTACGTCTACGTAGTTTTAACAACTGATTTGCAAGTTTTAAGTTTTTTATTTCTCTAACATCAATAGCATCCTCTAATTGTATTTGATCTTTTTGAAGTGCCATTTGGATATTATTTTCTAACATTTGTTTTTCTTCTTCATCAGGCATTAAATCTAAATAAATACCAAAGTCATGCAAATGTAATTCTCTTATCTCACTTAATGTAGCTATATTAAATCTACCTAAAGATTGTATAAAAGAAGATCTAGTATTTGAATATTGTAATACATCTGATATTCTTAAAGAACAAGCTTCAGCTGTTTTTAATGTTAAATATAAACCACCTTGTAATATATGTCTAGTAGCAGTATTTGAATTTGCTGCAGCCATTTTTTGTAATCCCACTAATGAATATTCATCAGGTTTACTACCATCTCTAGCTTCATTTAATCCGGTTACATCCCTCATCATTTGCATATAATAATTATAAGATGTTATTAAACTTTGAATTTTAGCATTTCCACCACTTGAACTTAATTCTTGTATAGGTATTTTACCATGATTAAATTCACCATCTTGTGTCATTGATCTACCAATAACGCTACCAGTTTGGAAATACATGTTTAAAGCATCTTGTGGATTGTAATTTGTTCCATTACCAAGATCAATTTCAGCAATACCATCAGCATCTAAATAAACACCATCTGGTACTAATTTAGATAATACTTGTTGTAGTTTTAAATGTGTTAATTGAATCATATCAGCAAAACTAATCATTCTGCCAACTAAAGATTCTATTTTACCTCTATATATTCTTGGCGCTATAATATTATAACTCATTTGTACTTTAGTAACATCTGATTTTGGTCTAGTCATGTTTTCTGCTAAAGTCCATTTTAATAATTTATCTTTACCAACAATTTTAACGCCACAATATAATACTTCTATAGATCTTTGAACTTTATTAAAACGTTCATTTGGATTTTTTGGAGGACGAAATTCATCTGTTCTTTCTATAGCTTTTTTAGCACCTGTAGCAGTTTCTTTTATTTTATAAACTTGATTTTGCCAAGTTTTATATTCAAAATATAAAACATCTACACTTTCTTTTTTAGGAGTATTTTCTCTACTACCATAAGATAATTTATTTGATTTATTATCTTCTAATTCTTTTAGATCCTCTAATGTTAATTGAGGAAATTCTTTTTTAAGTTCTGATATAGTAACATTACTAACTTCTCCAACATACCACATATCTTCAAAATATGGAGATTCAGAATAAGAATGTACTATATTAGCTGGATCTACATATTGTATTTTTACACCTTCAGCAGTATTAAAACTAGTTTTAACACAACCTATACCTATAACAGTAATGTCATAATCTATTCTTTTCTTTATATTTTCATATTTATTTAAAGCAAATAAATTACTTACTGCTTCTTCTTCAGCTATCTCTATAGATTGTTTATAATCTAATTGCATATGTAATGATAACTCTTCATCGTTTTGAGGCAGATTTTCTGGCTCATCAGTATTAAACATGTTTATGTTTGTTATTCTTTGCATCTGTTGGAAAAATGATTTGTTTTCCATATCTGCAATCATATTTTCAACGTATTTAGTTCTTTTTTCAACTCCAGCTACGTCTTGAGTATATGCTTTTAATTCATATGCTCTTTCTGCTATACCATTTACAACTATATCAACAAATTTAGGAATAATAGGTACTGGTCTCCAATCTAAATTAAGATAAGACATATCTCCATTAATGGATAATTCATTTTTGTATTTTTGTACAGATTGTTCACCACGAGCATATAATCTAAGCCTATGATAATTGTCTTTGTTAACAAAATATTTATTAGTTCCCGAATCTTTCTTAAACCATTCTTCTTCTACCGCTTTTGCAACTTGCAAACCGTATTCATAAGATGCTTTTTCTTCATCTAATACTGCTTGACTCGGAAAACCTGTTTTTGATTGTTGTTGTAACATTTACTTTATTATTTTTGATATTGTTCCTTCATTGTCATATTTTGAAAATCCAAAATCTATTGATTTTGTAGTTTTTTCGCTTGTTGGGCGATATAAATTTTTATTACATGCCATAATTGCTAAACCAGAGCTTATTGTTGCATCAAATCTTGTTCTATTATTTATATCAAATTTAGCCCAATCATTTAAAGTTTGATTAAAATATATATTACCATAATCACCACTAGGTTTTAAACCTACATAATTATTAATATATGTTTCTATAGCAGCAGCATGTGCTTGTTTAATATCTTCACTGGAATTAGGTATTCCACCTACTTCTTTTTCAGCGATTGATAATTTATTCCATGTTTTATCAGGTCTATTCATTGAATAACCTCTATAACCTCTTCTTTTTAAATAATATAAAAGTCTAGGTTTATTATTTTCACATAATAACGGCATTCCATAAAATACTAATGCCATTAATACATCTTCAAAAAATATCTCAGCTGTTTGTGGTCTAGCAATATATTCTAAGAAAAAATGACTTGGTGGACAATCTTCCATAGAAAATTTACTTAATCCATGTAGAGCACCTTTTGATCCTTTACCATCTACAGTACCAGATATATCGTAACTATCACATCCAAAAGCACCCATGTGTTCATTTTTTGGATACTTTTTACCATTTTTTATAAAATGATTATTTTGTAAATTTAATGATGGAATCCAACTTATATTAAATCTACCTCTTATATCTGGATAAAATATAACTTTTGTATCTTTTATACCATCTTTCCATTGAAAATTTCCAGTTGAAACAAATGAAGATGTATTTATTCCAGAATTAAAATCTATTTGTTCATATATTTTAACAAGATTAAATAGACTACCTTTTGTTTCATCTCTAAAAGCATGATCTGTTGTTCTTGGAAATTGTCTATAAAATTCATTTAATGAATCTTGATCATTTTTTAATCCTTCAACTTCATTATCCCAATGTTGTATTATACCAGTGTCTATATAATCTCCATATGGTCCTTTAACTTCTGTTTCTGGAGTATCAAAGACAGGTATGCCATAAGAATCGATGAATCCTTCGTAATTCCATTCCATAGGTATGAACAAAGAATATAATCCTGAGCGAGTCTGTCCATTGCGGTTTCTTTTTGTAACATCTGAACTTTCATATAGTTTTTTAAAATTATCACCACCTTTATCTAAAGCGTTAGATGTACTACCCATCATACATTTACCAATAATTCTACTACCTAATCTTAATGTTGTTTTTGTAACTCTCCAGTTATTTAAAATATTATTTGGTCTCTCCCATTTTCCACTTTCATCATGTGCTAATAATTGCAATTTTTCACCGTCATAACTATTGTCTCCCGTATTCTTCCAATCTATCGTTGTATCAAGACCTTGTAAATCTACAGCCTCACTACCCATTTCTATCTTTCTTCTAGTTAATTTAGAAGCTGGTACTCTATACGCTAATTCTGTTTTAGGTCGATCCATACCATCTTGAATCGGTTTAAAAAAGAATGGATAATTTACTGATATTGGTACTACCTTGTCAGTAAACATCTTTTTAGCATCTGGACCAGTTTTAGATAATATTCCATATCGTGAATCACTAGATATTGTAGCTAAATTTACCATTTCTCCAGAAGCCATAAAAGAAAATCCAGAACGTCTATTTTTTAAATAACACATTCCATAACATCTTTTATCTGCTTTACATGCCTCCCAAAATATATAAAACAATCTATTTGCTTCTCTAAATTCTGGTTTACCTACATCAATCTTACTCCATTGTAAGTACATATAATGTGTACCCGTTATATATATTGATTCACCTTTATTATAATACCAAAACCCATCTTCTCTTTTACTAAATTCTTCTTCTATATAATCTATATATTGATTTTTAAAATCATTAGGATAATCTTTCCAATCAAATATAGTTTTAATTCTTTTTAACGGTTTTGGTTGTTCAGTAACCTCCCACTTGTTACTATCAAACTTTTTAATATTTTTAGGTTTCTTTGGTAAAGCTATTTTTAAATTTTGGATTTCATATATCTCACCAACTTCCCCGGTTTTACTAATAACAATTAAATCATGTTCTTTGTTATAACCGTATTTCCATTTTTTACCTTTATTAAGCCGCTTTAGTGTGTTAATTCTAATTGGCTCAATAATTTTATATAACGTTTGTTTATACATTACTTAGATCTTCGTTCTGCAAAACCTTTAAATGATTCTTCTATTTTATCTTCGCTATTAATCTTACCATCTAATATATTTTGCTCTTCTTGTATTCTGTTCAATATTTCAAAAGCATCAAATATAGCTAATTTCTTTGTTGCAGCCGCATTCTTTAATCTATCAGCTGATATATCTTCATCTGAATCTACAATTGGTTCTTTAGCAACCTTTATTAATTCAGCAACTGCTTTATGCCCAGCTTGGATTATATTCTTCTTCGTTTCCTTGGTATTCATATTTAATTGAAATATCTTCTGTTTTTATTTTATATAATTGTGTTGTATCAATGACGAATTCAAATTCACTATTAGGAGTAAAACCTATAATATCATTAATCTTTAAACCTATATTTTGTAATTCTTTATTAATATACTTTATAATACCTGTTAATGGTTTTTCTTTTTCATTAACAGCTATTGTGTTTGTTGCTTTAATAGGTTTCACAAAACAACAATTATCAACAGGTTTCCATTTATTATTCTTTTTATAAGCATATATTTGATCCGGAGATACTATATATGTATCCTCATTAAACCATGATCTTGAGTTTTTTTCAATACCTCTAACATCATACCATCTTCTAAAAACATTATGATGAATAATTACTTCATCACCAACCTTAATATCTGTTTTTAATTGACTTGGTAAACCAATAACCACACCTTCTTTACTTATATTTTGAAATTCTGATATTTCAGTATTTACTATAAGTTCTTTATCACCTATTTTTTTAGTATTGTTATACCTGGTTTCTTTTGGTTTTATTATAAAATTAAATATACCTTTCATTTTTTAAAACGTGATCTCTATAATTTATTAGTATTTCTTTATTTTTAGATATATTTTTTTCAGCAATCATAATAATATCATTATTTTTTAAATAATAAAATTTAGCATTATTATTATCTGAATGATTTGTATATCTTCCTAATATAGTTTTGTATTGACAATCTATTGTCCCAATTCCTATAATATCACCTTTTTTTAATTCTTTAGAAGAAAAAACTCCTAAACCATTAATATTAGATTTATCTTTATAGTAGGTATTAGAACAATATTCAATAACCTCAACTAAATTAGTTAAATAATGCATCATATCTTGATCAATACCAAGATCTTTAAGCATTTTATTATAACCAGTCATTAATATTCTAAATTGTACTCAACTGCTATAGCCATATTTTTATTAAAATCTTTCCATGGTACAACATCGCTTCCTTTTTGAATAAAAACTTTATATTTAACGTCTTCTTCAACTATTTCAATGATTGTATGTCCACCGTAAACCTCTTGGCCCACAGAATAATGCATAGCTTCATTTTTATAGTCTTTTCCTATACTAATTTTTCTTATTGAGTTCATCGATTATATCTTTTTCTTTTATACTACCATCATTGATATTAATATCAACTTTACCATATGTTTTTTCTAAATCTTCCTGGGTTTTTCTTAAAAGACCCTGTTGAGATATAGCATGTGTAACTAAATGGTGTTTTCTAGTTTCGAGTATACCCAATTGTAATTGAATTTGATTTAGTGTATCTAATACGTTTTGAAGAGTTTTTAATTCTTCTTTTTTAATTTTTCCTTTTTTATTCATTTTATTAAATTTAAATAGTTATTATTTTCAATGAGATATTCACTATCCCATATTTTTACATTGTTATATTCATTTTCATATTCTTTAGCTAAATCATGGTATTCATTATAATACTTTTTTATAGCTTCTCTATAATTATCCCAATCATCTAATTCTTCTGTTTTATCATAATGCGGCATTGTTATTTCCCAATTTCCCGCAGTAGGATCTTTAAAACTAAAAAATTTTGAAGATAGAGTTAGTATATCATGTCTATCTTCACCGTTATTAACTTTTTTCATATAACCATTTAGTACATCACTAAGTGATCTTTTTAAAATATGAAAATCAATTTCTTTATATTTTTTTATTAAACTTGGTATTGCTTTTAAATAATATAAACCAGCCATACCAACTATTTCTTTACCTTGGACATCACCATGGTTTTTTAATATATCATCTATTTGATCCAAAAATTCATTTGTTCTTTTATGATTATCCCAATCCCATGGTAAACATGGTGGAACTTCATCAAATACATGTATATTATCATGCGTATTTAATTTATTAGTTATAGTTGTTTGTCCCGATCGTGCAGGACCTGTTATAAATATATATTTCATTATTATATAGTATTACATAAATTGTATAATAATTAAAGTGCTAATGTCTTTAATTAAGTACTGTACCACCAACTGGTAAAATGATCTTTCCACCTGGATTTACGTTATCAGACCAATTGCTTAAAATATTACTTTTCATTTCATCAGTAATTTCATCTTCATCCCACCATAGATCAACAATAATTAAGTCATATTTATTATTAGTGTTATATGTATAAATATCGCCTTCAATAACATTTATACTAGGATCAATAAAATCTACATAATCAATAAGTTCGCTATCTATTTCTACTACATCCACACTTTTACCTTGTGTATGTAAATATTGAGGTATTAATCCTAAACCTAATCCTCCTACTAAAACAGAACTATAAGAGAAATCGAAAATAGATTTTAATGTATTACTTTGATCATTATCACAACCACTACATCTACCTAATAAATATTCTGGATAAAGATCTGAATTATCTACTATTTTACCATCTCCATAATCTATTTCTTTTTTTCCACCAACATCAACAACGCTAAAATTAGTAGCGGTGATAAGTGAAATATCGTTGTCGTTTATCAAATTTCCCATAATCTATTTTTTATATATTAACAAGGGTAAGTTGAAGTTACCTCTGCGTTTCCTCCTGAAACTGTAATATATATACCACCTCCAACAGGATCTGTATGTTTATACCAACCACTTGCACCTGAATATGCAGTACTAGCACAACTATCAGTAAAAATCTTATCACCTGATCCTGCATAAGTTGATGAACCATCATGGTATACATCTATATCATCAGCTAAACCACAAACAGTACCAAATTTATTATGTGGTGAACGTACACTAAGTCCAATTGCTGTACCTCCTGCGTCGTGATCATATCCCATTAATTCAGACATGGAATATGGTGCGTCTCCAAGAGTAGATGTATAGGGTGACCAAATTCCACATGAATTAGTAGCATCGAAATCATATCCTTCGTCTGCGTGTAAATCTTGATGACCACCTATACTAACATGTTTAAGTGACGCTGATAATGGTGTGTAAGAAGGCCAAGCTGTTCCATGATCATAATTATCAGCTGCTTTTTCTAACCCCATTTTCGATAAATATACTGCTCCATTTGGAAAAGGTACTGCCATAATTATCTATTTTTTAATGTTTCTATTTCTGTTTTTAATTCTTTAATAGCATTGATAAGTAATGGTATTATTCTTCCATATTGTACTGTTTTATAATCAGTATTGTTATCAGCGTTTACAGCAGCATCTTCAATTACTTCAGGTAATATAGTTTCAATTTCTTGAGCAAGTACTCCAACTTGTCTTCTATCATTATCATACCCTAATTCTTTTGCTGTTTCATTTTCATGGAAATAATAACCATTTATTTTATCTATTAATTCTAAAGCGTTTTCTATTTTACCTTCAACTGTTTTCAATCTTTCATCAGAATAATAAGCAACCACATCACCAGTACTTCTTATAGTATTTGCTGTAGCACCTGATGTTTGACCAACCATCAAACCTTCAAAGTGAACAAGATCGTCGTTATCTAATGTTTGATTAGCTGTAGGACCTGTAGGACCTTGGGAACCTGTAGAACCTGTTGGGCCTGTACCACCTGTAGAACCTGTAGAACCTGTTGGACCTTGAGAACCTGTAGAACCTCCGGAACCTGTAGAACCTGTAGGACCTTGAGAACCTGTTGGACCTCCTGGACCTGTTGGACCTGTACCACCTGTACTACCTGTTGGACCATTAGGACCTTGAGAACCTGTAGAACCTGTTGGACCGTTAGGACCTTG